CTGGCGGTGCCGGAAGGCCCGGCGCGCTGCAGACCTATGCTGTCGGGGCTGGTACGCAGCGCGCCTTGTCTATCCCGACGATCTCGCGTGCTCGCGATCTCATCGTGTCGATGGTCGCAGCTCTCGATTTCAAGACGTACGTCCTCGAGTGGGACGAAGCCGCCGAGGAGTACGTCCGCCGGTATGTCCCAGGCGAATCGTGGATGACTCAGCCAGATTCGAGCTGCACCCGCAACTTCATCATTGCCAACACCGTCCAAGATTTGATTTTGCACGGCCGTGCGTTCTGGTACATCACGACCCGCTACTCAACCGGCTTCCCCGCTTCGTTCGTCTGGCTACCGCACGACAACGTCACGACCGGCGACCAGATGGGGCCGGAATGGTTTGGCCCGTCCAACGACATCGAGTTCAACGGCGTCAGCGTCCCCACAGAGAACGTCGTCCAGTTCCTGTCACCCGTCAACGGCCTTCTCTGGCAAGGCGCCCGCGCAATCGACATCGCCTACCGCCTCGACGAAGCCGCCAAGCGCTTCGCATCCAACGAAATCACGGCCGGCTACCTTCAGCAGAAAGACGGCGAGCCAATGTCCGGCGAGGAGCTGTCAGATCTTTCCGCCGCCTGGGCCGAGGCCCGCCAACACAAAGCCATCGGTGCGCTCAACCAGCATGTCGAATGGCGCGAGTTCGACTCGACGCCCGACAAACTGCAGCTCGTCCAAGGCCGCGAACATGCCGCCAAAGAGCTCACCCGCGTCGCAAACATCCCGCCCTACCTCGTCGGCGTCGAGGTCGGCGGCTACACCTACATGAACGCCAACCAAGCCCGCCAAGACCTCTATCTGTTCGGCGCCAAGCCGTACATCGACTGCATCGAGGAAACATTGTCGATGAATAACATCATCGCCCGTGGTAAACATGTCGAAATGAACGTCGACGCCTACCTGGCCGAAGCCGAAATCATGAACCAGGAGCCAGCCGTATGATCAGAATGATCGCAGACAGCGTCACCCTTGACGCCGCCGCAGGCGACGAAAAGCCGCGCACCATCTCCGGCATCGCCGTCCCGTACAACGTTGAAGCAACCGTCCTCGGCGGAAGCCGCGTACGCATCCTGCAAGGCGCACTTCCGACCGACGGCCCCGCGCCACGCCTTCTCGAGGACCACGACACCGGCCGCATCGTCGGCAAAGTCACCGCCCGCGAAGACACCGCCGACGGAATGCTGTTTGAGGCGCAAATCGCCAAGACACAGGCCGGCGATGATCTTGTCGAGCTGCTCAAGATGGGCGCGCTCGACAGCGTGTCGGTCGGTATTGAAGCCACCGACTACGAAATGGACGGCCGCACAATGGTCGTCAAAGCAGCCAACTGGGAAGAACTGAGCGTCGTCTACAAGCCGGCGTTCGCAGGCGCCCAGATCACCAAGATCGCCGCCGCGGAAGCGGAGGCCACCCCCGACAATCCCGAAACCCCAACCGAAAGTGAGAACCAAGTGTCCGAGGACATCAAGCCCGAGGTCGTCGAGGCCGCCGTTGAGGCGCCCCAGCCGACCGCCCCCATCTACGCCGCCGCCAAGAAGGAGTTCAAGCTCCCGTCGGCCTCCGAGTGGATCGCCGCCGCCCTCGAGGGCGGACACCGCTGGCACCAGATGAACGAGAACATCCGCGCCGCCGCGCCCGACGTCACCACGACCTCGAACGACGGCGTCCTGCCGGAGCCGATCGTCGGCCCCGTCTACAACAACTACCTCGGCGACCGCCCCGTGGTCGACGCGTTCGGCGCCAAGGCCATGCCTGGCACCGGCAAGGTGTTCATCCGCCCGTCGGTGTCGACCCACACCTCGATGGCCGCGCAGAGCTCCGAGCTCGCCACGCTTCAGGCCGGCGAGTTCCAGGTTCAGGAGAACCAGGTCACCAAGTCGAGCTACGGCGGCTACGTCACCGTGTCCGAGCAGGTTTCGGACTGGTCCAGCCCCGAGATCATCGACCTGATCCTTCAGGACATGGGCCGCGTGTACGCCGACACCGTGGACAACGTCGCCGCTGACGCCCTCGTCGCCGGCGCCACCACGACCGGCAACTTCACCGCCGCCAGCAAGACCGACGCCACCGAGTGGCTGTCCTGGCTGTACTCGAACGCCGCGTACATCCTGGAGAACGCCGGCAACGGCGGTCACCTCCCGACCCACATGTTCGTTTCGGCGGGCAACTGGGAAGCGCTCGGCAAGCTCGAGGACGGCTCCGGCCGCCCGCTGTTCCCGCAGGTCGGCCCGATGAACGCCTTCGGCACCACCTCGCCTGGCACCTCGAACTTCGTCGCCTTTGGCCTTCAGGTCGTCGTCGACACGAACTTCGACAACACCAGCAACGGCACGCTGATCCTCGGCGACACCACCGGCTTTGAGATCTTCGAGCAGACCAAGGGATTCCTTCGTGTTCAGGACGCCACCGTCCGCGGCACGAACATCTCCTGGCTCGCGTACTTCGCGACGCTTATGCTCGACTCCGGCCGGTACGTCAAGGCCGCGTTCGTCTGATCCTCCCCCTGGGACACCTGCATCATGGCTAGTTACACGATTACGCACCTCACGCGGATCGAGGGCTATGCCGTGGTGCAGGTGCTCGAGGACACAGAGATCGAGGTCGGCCAAGAGATCGTCATCTCATCGGCTTCCGACGCCACGTTTGACGGCACCCACACCGTCATCAGCACCGAGCCATACGAGCTCATCGACATCACCGACGAAGGCGACCTCGTCTTCGACTGGGATGTCTACTACCCGAACCAAGCCATCTTCATCGACGCTGGCGACGACGTTGAGCGCGACACCGCGACCGGCACCGTCACCTACACGACGACCTGCAGCTGGATCGACGCCGACGACATCACCGAATGGCTCGGCGTCGAATCAGCAACCGCGAACGACACCGCGTTTATCGCGACCTGTGTCGCCGCGGCCAACGCCTGGTGTTACCGCCGTCGAGCATCGGCCGGCTACTTCGACAGCCTGTCAACCGTCCCAGACGGCTCCGTCAAGCTCGGGACCGTCATGTACGGCGCCACGCTGTACCGTGAACGCGGCTCAGTCGACGGCTACGCCTCGTTCGACGCGATGGGAACCACACAGCCGATCGCGTCCTACGGCCGCATTCTGCAGCTCCTCGGCGTCGGTAGACCGCAGGTGGGCTGATGCCTGCCTCCGGAATCTTCATCAGCGCGATCGCACAGATCAAAGCCGCTGTCACTGCGCTCGGCTACAAGCCGGTCACAGACCCGCGCAACGCCCGCCCGCTGACGATTTTTATCGAGATGCCGACTTTTAGTGGCTTCAACACCAACATCGCCGACATGACGTTCACGCTCCGTGTACTCGCGCCGCCACCTGGCAACCAAGACGCGACGAACTGGATCTTGACCGCTGTCGACGCCATTCATGAGAGCGCGGACATCGCCGTGACCGCCGGCACGCCGTCCATCGCCCTCATCGGTGAGCAACAGCTCCCCGCCTATGATCTAACCGTCCGGCTAGCAACAAGAAGGAACTGACCCAATGGCTACAACCGTTGTCCTCAATCAGGCCACCCTGGTAGTCGATTCTGTCGACTTCAGCGATCAGGCATCCACCATCACCGTGACCGAGAGCTACGAAGCCCTCGAGTCGACCGCGTTCGGCGACACGGCCCGCAAGTTCGTCAAGGGACTCGGCAACCACGAGATCTCCGCCACCCTGATGATCGCTTACGGCACCAGCGAAGTCGAGGAGAAGCTCAACAGCCTCGCCGGCACCACGTTCGACGTCGTCGTCACCCCGACGACCTCGGCGACGCCTGGCGTGTCGAACCCCGAGTACACGCTCACCGGCTGCTACCTCGAGTCCGTCACCCCCGTCAACGGCGGTGTCGGCGAGCTGCCGACGATGGACGTCGTGTTCCGCGGCGGCGCCCTCACCCGCGCCACCAGCTGATCTAGTTCATTCCCAACTAAAGGAGCCCCGACATGAACCTCACGATCCGCATCGACCTCGGCGACGGCCCACAGGACATCCAAACAAACCTGTGGGCTGTCGTCGCGTGGGAACGGAAATACAAGACCAAAGCGTCACAGATGGCGACCGCGGCCGGCATGGAAGA